CCACTTATTAAGCCAATCTGTTCGAGCAGATAAACAACTTTTTGGAGCCGGATTTTTCCGACAATCTCTCCACCGGCGGCTACGACGAGGCTTGGGATATTAATTGTCATGTTTGCCTCCTTCGGACCGAATCAACGGCATCTTGCGCCTTTTTATAGTCGCCTTCATTAAGAAAGTAGTAGCGCTCGAACATACGTTGCCGGTCCGAACCTGCAACTGTCGCATCTTTGAAGTCTGTGATTTCCTTGAGATTGGTGTCAGCCATTTGAATCATCAAGCGCTTTTGGGCACGGCTGTCATCCCCCCCGATCTCACCATAGATCGAGAGTTTTGCCACATCGCGAAACACACTCTCTCCTAGCTGCGGCTGGAACATTTGATCTATTTTATGCTTTAGCCGACGCTGCTTTTCGGGATCTTCTGGAAAGGTATGCTGTATGTCGAGGCAGGTAGGTTTTTTCCTATTAAGGATTCTGTCGGCAATTTCTTTAGCTGGTCCAGCGCCAGCAACCGCCACAGCGTGGATCGCACCCCATATGACCGTGTCATCCATCGCACGATAGTTGGCGAGGTCCTCTCCGCCCGGCGAAAAGAACCTCACTAAAGGATGATCGTCGCGAAGCCCGGTGACTTGGCTTTTTGCCGTTACCTCTCGTGCCGTGAACCGGAAGAATGCAGAAACCAGCTGCTCGATCCCGCGCGTCGTCTTGTGGAAATAAACATTTGTATACAACCGATATCGCGCCAAGAGAAAGTCTTCTGCTGCGTCTCGCGCCTTATATCCCAGGCAGAAGCTGTGCTCATAAACCGGATCGCCGCCATCCGCATCGGGAGGTGAAAAGTCGATCTCTGCGACCCGCACATTATCCATGAGCCATTCGAGGTCGATAGCGCCCGCTCCAGTGCCGGTCATGTACCGATCGCGAACGAGATAATCGAGGCGATCCGCATCAAGGGAGCTCGACACTACCGCATGGTACATGTCAGTTGGGGTTTCTGCCCCAATTAAATCAGCGACATCCTTTGCCTTGACGCCAGCACGTGCCAAAATCTCCCCGATTTGGCCTGACTGATCTTCAATCATATCGGCGGTAAACTGTTCGTGCTTTCTGATTTTTGCCTTTGGAGCCGTGTCGCCAGCACGTTCAGCGGCCAAGGCCTTGCGAGCTTCTTCGAACGCATGGCTGAAAGGACCATGACCGATATCGTGAAGTAGAGATGCGAACAAAGCGACCTTTGCCCGTTCCTCAAGAAAGCTCCCCGCGACACGTTCGAGACTGAGCTCGCGCCTTATAAGCTGCACCAGCCGTCTCGCATTGTGAAACACGCCAACCGAATGGGCAAAGCGGGTGTGACTGGCAGAAGGAAAAACAAGTTCAGATACACCAAGCTGCTTGATTCGACGCAGCCTCTGCATATCAGGGGTCTTGAGAAGCTCCCAAGCGAACGCATCGATAAGGCCACTCTCGTCGAAAACGATGAGGTCATGAATCGGATCACGTATTCGTTCGGATTTCATTGGAGAATTAACGCCTTGCAATACGGATTTGACAAAAATATCAGCCACATCGCTATCTAAACCAGATGTTGCCGAAGCGATAGGTTTCAAAAAACAGAATATTGATAAGAAAATCGGATATTATCAGACCCAAGTTTTTGTTTGGCCCCCGCCGATATTCCCCGCGCTGTTGGCGGCTCATCCTGGAGGTGATGGCGTCTTGGAATCCTGGAAATAAGCGCCACGCCGCTCTATTCTCAGCATCCGCGAATCCAGTAGCCTGCAATTGCAGCACGGCGGATCGGGAGATCCATCAGCCAAGTGTCCGGCCCCTATCGCGCCGCGCACCCGAGCTATCACTAACACTTTTCCATCGAGACACACGGCGATACGCGGGCGCCGTTGACAGCGCAACGCGCGAAAAGCTTCCATATCCACCATTTATAAACTCGCGATTCGGCAGGGTGCCGCCGCGTTCGCCGCGTCGGCAGGAAGCCTCTTTGCTCGCGGGAGGTTTCACGGTCTCCGCTTGCAGGCTGAGTCCGCGTTCAAGCGGCCTAGCGGGCTACCGGCAAGCGCCGATCGTCGGTGCCAAGCCCTGCCCGGCGATATTCGATCAGGAAGAGCAGGCTGCAAACAGCATGGGCGAGATGCGATAATCCTGTCTCTGCGTCGTTATCTTCGCCCCGCACCCAAGCCCAAAGATGCCGCATAACGGCATTCCAAAGTCGCAGCCATTTCATGCCGCGAGCCCAATTCCATGGTTCATATTTCTGCGCGCCATATTCAAGCACCGCTTGGATCTCGGCGAGCGCTCCCCAAGGCAAAAGGTCGAAGGTCGGCTTGCCACCGTCATCCTTTCGCCCCTCATTATCGGCTGCTTTGGGCGACACAACGGCTCTAGGCGCCGCGTTCGCCTGCGCTGGCGCTTTGCTCAGGCAGCCAGCCTTTTGCGTGCAATAATATTCGTGGTTCTCGTAGCCTCGCTGGCAGGCCGGGCAGCCGGCCATTCCGTCGCCAACGCTCATCCCGCCCTCCCCTTGTAAATCGAGCCCTCGCTCGGATCGCCGACCTGGATCTTCCAGCGCCTAGCGATCCCTCGGCGCGGATGGACAGTCAGCATCCATTGCGCCGCCGGGTGGCTTTTCATGCGGCCGGAGCGGGAATATTCGGAGGGCCCGGCGAGCGTGCCGGACACGAAGCCATATTCCAGCTCAAGCGGCGTGTGGAAATGCCCCATGACGATCGCGTCGACGACAATGCTTTCCGCCGCATAATCCTCGATCAGACGCTTCATGCCGCGCGTCGCCGTCGCCGCGACCCCGACAAAGCCTGAGCCGCCACGCGAGCCGATCCGGTCGCCATGGGTGAACAGGATGTTCCAGCCGTGAATATTGACCAGCGCATCGCCGGATGCCGGCGCGGAAAAGGTGATTTGCGTCTTGGCCTTGGCGGCAAACCAGCTCTCGATACACCAGGCGACGAGCGTATCGTAGGAATTCAGTGCAAAGGCCTTGGCTTCGGGCTTGCGCGTCGTGCGGCCATGATTGCCCGGCACACTCATCACATGGATCGGAATGCCGGTAAATTCCCGCGCCAAGAGATCAAGCCCGGCAATCAGGGCCTCGGAAAGCGCCCGAACGGCCGGGATCGCCAAAAGATCATTGGTCTTGGCGAGCTCGTCATGGATCTCGCCGGAGATGAGATCGCCCATCAGTGGCACATAGATCGCGGAAGGCTTTGGCCCTGACCAATGGACGGTCGCGAGTTTCACGGCATTGGTGAAAAGCCGTTCGAGCCGCTTGCGCGCGATCTTCTCATTATAAGAATTGCGTCCGCCCATCTGAGCGAGGTCAATAACCTCCCCCATATGGACATCTGAGACTGGCAGAATGATCGCCTCGCCGACCTTGCCGCCGGAACGATCGGGTTTCGGGTTCCAGGATGGCGGCTCGAGCGGTTCAGCGGTCAGCCGAAAACAGGCCTCCCGGATCGATTCCTCATCGGCCGCGCGGCGTTCCGCCTGCTCGCGGGCTTGCGCCTCGATCTTGACCCGATCCTTGAGCCGCCGCACCTCGATCGGATCTGGCTCCGGCGCGGGAGGCGCAGCGAGGTTCCAATCGACCTTGAGATCATAAAGCCGCTCGCAAGGCCCTCCGGGCTTAACCCGCGACAGAAACGTTTGCGGATAGAGTTTGAGCGCCGCGGCCGCGACGCCAATGGCGCTCTTTCCAGTCGCTGATTTGGCGCCAGGCGGCGCATGACCAGCGCGCAAGGCCTCATGGATGGCGTCAATTGAACGACGCGCATCCGCTTTGCTCAGTTTGAGCATTACGAACTCCGGGAGAAGGCACAAAAACGCCACCCAGCGGGAACCGGGAGGCGTAGTTGGCAAGAAATGATTGTGACTTAGGCCATCCCCGCGCTTGCAGTCAGGAAAGCGTCCGCCATCCATTCGCCGAGATAGAGATGTCCGGCCGCATTCGGATGCACGTCGCCAGACACAATATAGGCGTCGCAGTTTCCGCTTCCTGTCGGAGCGCCGACCGTGCCGGTGCCTTTCAAGATCGGTTCCGCCCCAGAGCAGAGCGGTATGAAGATTCCGTTGGGATCGCCCCAGGCGGTAAACGCCGCTTGTATTGCCTGTTCCGCAGCAATCATCGCTGCGCTCGGCCCGCTGTTCTCCCCGAAAACGCCGAAGACAGCGAGGGGCGTTGTTGGCATCGAGGTGCGGAACGCTTGCATGGCAAGCAGCACCTCGGCCTGGATCTGCGCCGGTGTGAAATTGCCCGCATCGTTCTGGCCCGTCGCAAAGGCCACTATATCCGGGCTGTGGAGCGTCGCGTCCTGCAAGCGCTGACGCAGCGTGTATGAACAAGAACTTGTTGTCCGTAGATACCCGGTGCCAGGAGCGCCGGAGGTCCACACATCACGGATGCCGAGATAATCGCCCATGACGCGGAAACAGCCATCGCCATAGAGGTTGTTCGCGATGGAGTAACCGCAATCATAACTATCCCCAAGGACAATCATGCGCAGCAGATCTTCGGAGTGTGTCGGGAACAAGGATTCTGTCGGCTGCACCGCGAATCCAAGGAAGTTCCCGAAAGTCTGTCCCTCAACAGCGATCTTGCGAACCGCGCGGCCGCCAACATTGGTGAAATCGAGGATAAAACATTGGTTGCCGCCTGAAGTGAGCTGCTGACCCGTCAAGCTCACATATTGGTCGTTGACCAAGAAGCGCCAAAGAGCGCCATCGCCGCCAGCACATATAATCGCGACTTTTGCCGCGTCCGCCTCAGTTTCCCAACGGGAGTAGAATCCGTTCAGAATATTCCCGTTGTACGGCGCCGACATGCCGGTAAAGGTCAAGGCAAAACCTACTGGGCACTGCGTCATGCTGGCGACTTGGAGGACCGAATTATATTGCGCTATCGGATAGCCGCCGAACAGCCGAATTCCGTTGAAGCTCGAGGGGAACCCGGGGAGAACGCCGTTCGCGGGAGAGCCAATATTGATATAGGAAACGCCAACTGTACTCGCGAAACCAGTAGCCGGGAAAGCGCTCGTTGTGATCGTCGGCGCATCGCCGGGAGACGTGCCGCTCGGCATGGCGCCGAGGCTGTGCGGGTTGTTGTTCCAGGCTGTTTTCGCCAGCCGCCGGGTTTTGGCAAATGCGCTCACCGCCGCTGTGAGAACCGTGAAACCCATGCCCTCGAGGCCCGGCACATCCAGGTCATTGGCCGAAATGGTATAGCCGCTCATGGCTCGGTAAACATTGCCGCTCGGCATTCTCTCGGTCACGATGCCGCCAAACCCCAAATTCGGCGGCGCGAGCATTTGTGTTGTCATTCCTGGACCCTTCAACAATAAAAAAGCCCGGATGAACCGGGCTTGGTCAAATCTGGAAATGCGGCCGTCCTGGCCGCTCATTCGTCTTTCACGAGGCGAAGCGGCGGCGGCTTCCCGGCATCGGCGCGAATCTTGATCTCGATCCGCGCTGCGGCCGCGCTGCGCATGATCTGCTTGAAATGCTCGCGCGCATCCGGCGAGAGGGTTTCCCATGCGTCCTCGGCAAGCCGCCGCATGTCGCTCACGGCAACGTCAAGGCGCGTCAGGAATTCGTCGGCGCGGCTCATTTCTCGCTGCGCCGCTCGATCACGGACCGCATTTCCGCCAGCTGCGTTTCGATCCGGATCAGGATGTCGTGGTCGTTTTCGCGCTGATTGGCTTTAGCCTCAACACCGCCGAGCCGCTGCGCGAGGAGGCGGGTCTCGGATTTGAGATCCCCGTAACCAAGTGCCACGGAAATCAAGAGGCCAATGATGGTCAGGATATTCCCGAGCGTGATGCGCGAATCGAAGACCGGAGGAGCCATTGCCATCCTCTATTTTTTGGAGAGCCAGGCCGAGACGGCCGACACAACCGGCATGGCCGGAAGCACGATGAAGAATGAGAGCGCGATTTGCTGTTCGGCGCCGGCATATTCGCCAGGGAGAGCCGGAACCTTCCAACCAAACCGGAAGGTCGAATCGAGGAAGACCGCGCCCCAATGCAGCACTGCCGGAAGGCCGAAGGCGAAGACCATGAACTTCGCGCCCCACCAGCCATTGGCGGCAAGTTTGGCTTGGTTCGTGGCGACCTGGGCCTCGAGGAATTTCTGAAAATTCGCGGCGTCGAGGCCCGCTGCCGTCTGGAACCCGGCGAGCTCGTTGTCCGACTTCGCCTTGAAATAATTCAGGACGGTCGAGAGAAGCGCATTCAACGCCGAAGTGCTGAACTTGCCGAGGATGGAGAGGAAGAAGCCCATTGCCTCATCCTTTCGTCGCGTCTTTGGCCGTGAACCCGATAATGGCAGCCGCGATAAAGGCACCAGCGTCAGCTGGGTTGCCGGTCGAGAGGTTCGGAATCACGATGCCGAAAAGATCGAGCCCTGCGATTCCGGCGGCGATCAGGGCGCCGAGCGTGGTGCGCCAATTGATGAGGAGCAAGTGCATGGATCAGACATCCTTCATGGCGGCGGAAAATTGCGCGGCGCTCTTGGCGTGGCCAAGCGCCTGCAAGCCGAAGAACAGCGTGGCGCCGACGATCGCGGTTCCTGCCAAGGCAATCTCCCACCAATGGCTGGCATGGGGCGCTGCAGCGGGAAGGGCTGAAGCGGAGAGCGCGATCGTCATGGCGGCCGTCGAATGCGCGATGACCTTGGCCGAATGCTGCCCGGCGATTTGCTTGTTGAGCGACGCAGGCGATTTCGGCTCTGGCATTTGGGCCATGAGCCCGCAGGCTTGGCGATAGGCGCGTTCGAGATTTGCCACATAGGCGTCGGAGCCTGGGCCGTTGTAATCATCCTTGAACACCCGCCAATCGAGGCGCTCAAGCGCATCGGCCATGCCGCGGTTTACACTGATGAACCGCGCCATTGCCGCGATCTGTTCGTCCTCGCCGGTCATAAAAGCGAGAACCATTTCCTTCGCGCTTGAATATCCGGCCGCCCCATAGTTCTCGCCGAGGATCTGCGGCAGGCCCCAGGATGTCGATTGGAGCGCAAAATCCTCATCGATGGCACAGGCTGCCTCGATGCGCGGATAGCTATCGCGCGGATAGGGCTGCGTCCCCCATTTAGGATAGGCGAGCCCTGCCCGCTCGGCGCGCATGAGAAGCGATTTGTCGCCGAGCTTGGTAAGGTGCCTGTAAAAGATATGCGGCTCGAAAAGCGCCTTGGGGCGCCCTTCACTGTCAAACCCGTTTGCAGCGGCCTCGACCATAATGACGGCTTCGAGAGCCGGGATATTGCAGCCGATGAGCGCCGCCGCGCGCGCGATGGCATCTGGCGAGCGCTTCGCGGCCGCGCCTTTGAAATTCAACATGGATCACTCCAATAAAAAAGCCACCTCGAAGGGCGGCCAATGCGAAAGGTTGGGTTAAAGTCGATCAGGTCAGCATCGCCTTCGCGAAGCGCGACAGGCCGCGCGAGACGCCGAAACGCTCCGTCCACGCGCTTTCCGAAGAGCGGCAATTTGCCCTCCCTGAAATTGGCGGGTGTCACGCCGCCAACAAAAAACCCGCCGTGAAGCGGGTTGATGAGAGATTGGCGATCTGATTGCTCGCTATGACATCGGCGGCGTGATGATCTTTATGAGCACGCTGACCCGGACGGTGCCGCCGGTGAAACTCGTCCCGCCACCGACCGCTGCCAGAGCGAGCGTGGTCGAGCCATTGTAATAGGGGCCCGGGCTTGCCGCGCCGGCATTGGTCGTTCCCGCGGAGATGCCGATGCCCGAGCCCCAATGGCCATTCCCGTTCTGGCTGTCATTGACCGTGATCGAGGTACAGCCCGTGACCGCCGTCAGCACGCGCAGGGCGACGCATTCTATCACGCCGGTCACGCCGAGCGGGATATTCGTGGTCGCGCCGGAACAGGTGATGACCTGCTCGATCCATTGATATTGGACGTTCGCGCCATTGGCGCTCGGCTGGGTGACGGGCAAGACCTCGGCGAGTTTCGCGGCCGGGAACCCGCCAGGCGTCGATCCGTCATGGACCTGGATGCGATTATTCGTCGTATCGACGAGCGCTTCCCCGCCCGCGCCGGTAAATGTCGCGAGAAAGGCGGCTGCCTCGCGCCGGAGCCTGAGCTGAATGCTCATGTCAGAAGGCCTCGATCAGATTGATCTGCGGATGCGCGGTAATATTGCTCGCAAGATCGAGTTTCCCCTCGGTATCGGACGCGAAACGCATGGTCGAAACCGGGTTCAGGAACTCGCAAGGCGTCCCGGCGGCGATGGCGCCGCGCAGCCAGGGAAGGATATTGACGGCATAAACGCCCCCGCCCTGCGGCACGGATTGCTGAACCTCATAAAGACGGTTTGCGATCGAGAATCTATTGCCCGCAATGATCGGATCGCCGCCCCCAAGCGTCAGGGTGAGCGCGGTCGCGTTCATCGAGGCCGCGGCCGCCGTGACGCCCGTCTGATTTTGCCGCGAACGCTCGAAGGCCGGAACAAGGGCCGTCCCGTAACGGCCATTCATCGCCGCGACGAAGCCGCGCCAGGAGAGCAATGTTTCCCTATCCATGGCGGGAAAGGTCATGCTCCCTTCCCAGCGCGCCGCGGGCGACACGACGATCTGCTCATTGCCGGCCAGCGATTGGCCGCCCGAACGCGACGACATATTCACATTGAGCAGGATTTGCGTCGGACGGATCGGCTGGCCTCTGCTATCGACCGGCCAGGTCAAAGGATAGAGCATCGGAATTCCTGTCGTTAATTTGCCCTCGAGCCAGAAGCCGGCCGGCCAGTTGGCGGCATCGCCCCAGATGGCGCTGATAGCTGAGAAGGTCGGGAACGGCCTGGCATCCCAGTTCCAGACCGACATGAAGGCCGGCTCAATCATCATGACGCCGGAGCCGGATGTCGCGTTGTGACCGTCCACCAGCCAATATTCATAGATGGCCTGCAACGCGATCGCGCGGATACAGGGATCGGCGAGCGGCACGAGGGAGGTCGTGTCCGACCCGTCGCCATCGAAAGAGATCCAGCGCGACCAGAAGGCCGTGTCGCTCTCGCTCGACTTGGCGTCATAAAAGACGTTCGGCTGGTTCGTGCTCCTGTCGATCGTCGCGAAGCCATATTCCGCGAAGGTGATCGACTTCGATTGCGGCGCCCATTGCGTCTGCGGTCCATGCTGGATCCAGCCATTGCCGTCGCCCGCGTCATAGATCGCGTGATGCTGATTGTTCCACCACCAACGCAATTGCTTGTTGGCAAGGATTTGCTGGCCCGGATAATAGGGCTGGCGGGTTTGCGTCAGCCGGTCCCCTTGCGGCAGCGAGACGACATGGCCGGATCCATCGGGATAGACGCCCGCGCCCGCATTCACGCTGTCGTTATAGCACCAATGGAATTTCTCGCCGCCCTCGATATTGGCCTTGAGATAATCCTTGCGATAGATCGAGGGCGTGCCGGGGAGCCCAAGCCCGACCGCCATCGGATTGGGCGGCGGCCATGAGGATGGCACCGGAAGCGACCAATTCTGGACGTCGAGACCGCCATTGCCTTCCGTCCAATCGGAGAGCGGCAGATAATTGTCGAAGCACACGAGATCGATGTTGGCGCTGACATAGAGCTGGTCGAGATGCGGCCATTGGCCGTTTTCGCCCGGGTGCTGGTAGCCCATCCAGTCCGACCAATCGGCCGAATAGGAAATGAGATTGTGGAGGCCGGTGAGATCCTTGCTGAGCCCTCCCCCATCGAAGATCCCGCGCACGTCATTGGCAAGCTGGATGAGGCCAGCCACGAAAGGATAATCCCAGACCGCATTGCCGGACCCGTCGGTCGTTCCCGCATGGGTCCAGCCCGGGCCGCGAATGGTCTCGAGGCCGCGCAGCTCGGACCCGACGAGAAAGAGATCGACGCCGCCCGCGATCACGCAGAGATTTGCGTAATGCAGGATCATCCGCCGGTAGGTCCAATCGGTCAAAGATCCCGAATAGCCGACCGTGAGGCTTGTCGTATCCCGCGTGAATTGCGACGGGCTCGCCGAGCCAAGCAGGCCATTGACGGCCGCCGTCGCCGCGCTCGACACGTCCGGCGAAAAACTAATGCGCCCGCGCCAGGGAAAGCTGCCGGGAATATCGCCCAGCAGGAAGGGATAGAAGACGACCCGCAGCCCGCGAGATTTCAGATATTCGATGCAGCGCACGACCGAAGGATCGGACGGCGTGCCGCCATAATCGAAGGTGCTCCCGCTCATCGAGATCGGGATGAGGCCGGATGAGGCTTCCGTGAGGCCCGAGCATCGCCAATGGTCGGTCACCCAGGCGCCGCCGTTCCAGGCCTGGAAGGTGCCCCCGATATAAGTCGTCGAAGGATAGATATTGCAGCTATTCGCCGCGGTCGAATTGAAGAACCAGGCGACGACGAGCGCAACCGTCGTGCATTCAGGATGCTGCGCGATCAGATGATCGATCGCGAGCTCCATGTCCGTCCGGTAAGAGGCCTGCCCTGCATAGGTGTTGATGCCGCTGAGCTTATTCTCGGTCGCGCGCTGGCCTTGATGCGCAATCGTGTCATAGGTGAATTCCCCGGTCGCCGGGAGCAGATTGACGCCGGGGATCGTGCCCATGATTTCGCCTTGCTGAAAAATTTCTACGCGGATGCAAGCCCTAGATCGATCTGCGAGAGGCTTCCATCGGAGGCCAGACCGAAATCGTCGCTTTCCGTGACGCTGGCGCTCGCAAGCCCCAAATCGACATTGGTGCCAGCGGCCAAAGCCGAGGCGACGGGCCCGAGCGCGCTTGGCAGGAGCGTGATCGTTTGCGTCGCATAAGGCCCGACGACACCCGGCGAGGACTGCAGGGCGGCGCGGACCTCATAGGTGACCGTATCGGTCAAGAGGCCTGAGATCGAAGACCAGGTGCCGGTTGGCGTCATATCGACCCAGGTCGATCCGCCATCGCCGCTGATTTGCGTCAGGAGCGAATAGGTCAGATCCGCCGGCGGCGTGATTTGCGCCGCGACCTGGACGCCGGTCTGCGCGCCCGAGACGATCGTCCGGATCACGGAAAGGGAAAGCCCGGTGACGGCCGGAATTGTATAGGACAGATTGCCGGGCTCTGGATTGGTCGTGCTCGAGGCTTCCTCGGAGGTATTCCACTCGTAGGCTGATGAATCGAGCGAAGCGAGGGTCAAGGTGCAACCCTTAAAGTCGCCGTCGATCTCGAACTTTGAGACAAAAAATGTCGTGTTAATGCCAAGTTCCGCGATGACGACATTGACGATCCGCTCCCCGAGCGCATCGAGCGCCGCCAAGGTCGTATGAATCGTCAGCAGCCATTGCGGATTATTCTTGTGCATCGCGATCTTGGCGAGCCTTCGCGCCTGCATATAGGAAGCGCAGAAGGTCCCGTCGAAATCGCGCGGGAGAACCTGGCCGGAGGCCGTCTGCGCCGCCGTGTCATCCCAGGTGTAGCCTTCGATGACCTGATAATCGCCCCAATAGCTCGAATCTGTATAGCGGATCCGATATTGGTTGAAGGCCGAAAACTTGTCGTTCCCCTGCTGGACCTCATAGGAGAGGATAATCGCGTCCGAGATGGTAACGGTCGGCGCATCCCATTGGCCGCCGCGAATGCCGACCGTGCCATCGGGGAACTGGATGATTTCGCCATCGCATGAGGCGAGCAATCGTTCGAGGACCGCGCGTGGCTCTTCATCGAGCGTGTAGGTCCCCCAGAAAGAATAGCGGTTTTCATAGCCGCTCGGCGCATTGGTATTTGGGACCTGCTGATCGCAAATATTGGCAAACGCGATGAAAGACGCATCGTTGATGCGCGAGGCTGGGATATTATAGCCACGCGAACTCGTCAGAAAATCGCGGATGCAGAGCGCCGGATTATCGGACCAATAGGTCTGGCCATTGCGCGGATCATAGACCTGTAAAAGCCGCGCCACGACGCGCACGGCCGGAACGCCATTTTGATAGGTGTTCGTGAAATTTTTTGAGGCATTCGAGGGCAGATAGCAGCGCAACACGGCATAGGCGAGGCCGTTCAATTGATGCGAGCCATCCCACCAATAATGCCCCGCCTCCGCAAAAGCCGGGCTGACCGATTGCGGGACAGTCCCGAGACCGAGATCGACCTGCGCATAATTCGTCCAGCTCCACCCCCCGAAGGTGAAATAGGAACCGGGCGTATAGGGGCATTTCTTGTCATTGAGCCAGACCTCCTCGAAACCGTCGATCGGGCCTTCGCAGAAGGCGACTCCCTGCACGAGGACACGATTGGCGCCTAAATAGAACATGGCGCCGCCGAACTTGACGCGGCCATAGCCGCGCACCCTCGGCGTCAAGGCCTGGCGCACCGTGATCTGATTATTCTGATGCTGGCGATGCTGCAGGGATCGGAGCAGCAGCGACGAGCCGACCGTGGCGCCGAGCGAAATGCCATAGGCGGCAATCGAGGCATAGGCGATCGAACCAATGCCGGGAATGGCCAGACTGCCCGTCACGCCCGCCGCGGCGATGGCAGGGGCAAGGACCATCGGCATATTTCAAATCCCCCACGCCTTAAGGAAAGGAAAGGGAGCCAGGATCAGCCCCCGTTCGCTCTTGCAATACCAGCCTCTGCTTCCCTTGATGGCCACGGCCTCTATGCCATTCTGAACGATAATTCCGACGTCCCACATATCGGGAGATCGGGTCGGCTCAAAGCCATGGCTTTCCAATCGCCGCGAAACCATTTGCATCAGGCCGCCCTCGAAGAGGATGATGCGCAGCGCCTCGCCTTTTGTGCTGTAGGTTCCGCGCAAATCCGCCGCCGGATCGATCCCGCGAACCCGCTTGATCCAATCGGCGCCCCAGAGGCAACAATCGCACTCGCCCCACTGAAAGGCGCGCCCAGCGGATTCTTGCAAAAACCCCGTCAATCCAAGATGAAGCTCGCCATATTCGTGCGTTACAGCCATGGCCAACCCGTCGAGATGTTCTGCATCTGTTGCATCATGTCGAGCGCGGCATCGCCCGGATAAAGCCCGCGCTGGCTGGACGCGCTCAAATAGCCCCAAGGGGGAACGCCGCGCCGCGAGAACAGCCCTTCCGCCGTCAGCTCGATGGTCCGTGTTGCGGGGCCATCGGCCTTGACCTTCATGACATCCATCAACCCGCAGAAGATGGCATAGGGATTATCGAGAGGCTGCATGGCCTGGTCGAAGAACTGAATATAGACCGTGACATTGCGCCCCTTGACCTCGCTCGACGCGCTCATCGCCTCGGTGATCAAGGTCGGCGAAACGCCCGAGAGCTGAAAGCTGACTTGCGGCGCAATGGCGCCGATCGCGCTTTCAAGCCCGGAAATGGCGCCGAGCTCGCCAATGCCGTCCCAGGAATTTCCGCCGGCATTGATCGAGCCATAACCCTGCCAGCACCGAACCGTAACCGAGGTAAAGTCGAATTCGACGAGCCAGGCCACGTTGATGGTCTGGCCCGCGAGATAGGCGGCGACAGTATTTGCGAAATAGCCCATGCTGCGATCCGATCAGCCATAACGCCGGTCGGCCATGGCCATTTTCTGCGGCAAATTCCGGTTGAGATGATTGTCATAGGATTTGAGCGCCGCCGCGATCTGATCGGCCACGCCCGCCTGGGCCCCGCGCGCATCGATATTGAAGGTGCGGCTATTGTCGTTACCTCCTCCAAAGCCTGCGCGGCCGGCACTGAGCGCGGCATTGATCTGCGCTACCGGCGTCACCGTCGCCGGGCCGTTGATGATCTCCGCGCCAGCCTCGCCCGCGATCCCCCAATGCCCGGCCGGAATTGTGCCGCCAGCCGCATGGAAGCCAGAAAAGAGCGAGTTAGGGCCGCCATTGAAAAGTGCGCCCGCGCCTTTGGCGAACATGCCGAACATGCCGCCAACGGAATCCGCTCCCGTTGCCCCGGATGCCGGAGCCGTCCCGAAGAGGCTCGCGAGCGGGCCTTCGCCGAGGAGAAGCGCCTTGAGCGCGGCCTGTTCGAGCGATTGCGCGAGCGAGCGCATCACGTCGCCAAGCCTATCGCCGGAGACCAGGATCTTTTCGACCGAGCCTTCAAAGGCCGCGCCGAAGAACTGCGCCTGCGCCCGCGCGTCTTCCTGACCCTTGTTGAACGTGTCGATCTTCTCTTTTGCGGCGACATAGGCATCCGCCTGCTTGAGCACTTCCGCCGTCTCCGCCGCCGTCAAAGGCGTGCCGCGCTGAGCGGCCGCTTCCTGCGCCTTGGCGAGATCCACCGCCTCCTGCCTCGCCTTATTGCCGAGACCGAGCGTCTGCGCCTCGGCTTCCTCGGCTGCGGTCTGCTTTTTCAGGCTGTTGATATAGGTCTCGACCTGATCGGTTTCCGACCCGCTCCTTTCCTTGGGAGCCGCCGGATGGAGGCTCGGCAGACTTCTCGACGTATCGCGCTGACCTCTGCCATGGACCGTCAGGGCCGGTCCTGTATCGCCGGACGCCCCCGTTCCTTCCGGCGGACCAGGAAGGATCATCGAATGGTCGATGAGACCCCATTTATCGAGCAGATCGCGAAGCTGGACGAAAATGCCCGCATTTCCCCAGCTTGAAATCGTGACGGCGATCCGGTCGCACCAGCGCCAAAGCTGCCCGGCAATTTCGACAAGGCTCACCCAATCAGATTTCAACTGGATCATGCCTTCGAGCTCATTCTGCTGCCAGGCGTGAATATCGTCGAGAATGGGTTTCAGGCCATTCGCCAGCCGATTATTGATCGCATCAAGTTCGGCCTGCATCCGCTGCGCATTTTCAATCTCGCTCTGCGGGACGATCCTTTCGCTGCCGGCGGATTGCAAACCGTCGAGCGCCGCGCGCATCCGGCCGATCATATCGACGCCATTGCGCAATTGCGTCTCGAACGTCGTGCCGAAGAATTTGCCCGCGAGATCGAAAGCGGCGAGCTGCGCGCCCTTCTGCTGCAATTGATCGATCAGCCCCAAAACCACGCGGATGCGGTTTTCCTGCGAGCCTGCATTGTCATAGGAGCCCAGCGCCGCGCTCCCGAGATTGCCCGCGAGCACATTCTGCTCGATCCGGTCGCGGCCCGGGCTCGTCGGCCCAAGCTTGCCCTCCCCGATCGTTTCAGTTGCGGCCTGGCGCGCCTTTTCAAGCATCCCGACGAGATCGCTTGTCTCCAGGTTCAATTCCTTGGCTTGCTGGGTCCAGCCTTGAAAGAATGTCGTCCCGACACCGGCATTTTTGGACTGAGAGCCAATATCGATCAGCCGCTGCATCTCGGCTGCCGCCGCTTCCGCCGCCTGCGTGACAAGATCGATCGACGTCTTAAGCGCCTCGAAGCCGATGAAACCGCCGATGGCCAGCTTGAGAGGCTGGATCTGATTGAGGAGATCGAGCGTCTTTTTCGTTTCGATGACCTTCGTCCCGATGGAAATCATGTTCGACACGACACTCGCGGCAAAATTCGCGATGCTCTTTTGCGCGCCCGCAAGATCGGTCGAAAATTTCAGCACAAGGGGAGATGACACGGCCATATAAATGCCTCATTGACGTATGGAACGGCGCGTTTTCCCTATGCGCCCTTTGTGCGGCAGAGAGAAATAATGGGCAAAAGATGAGTGGAGACGAGCCTATTTATGCCGATGATAATGTGATCATCACGAAGAGCATCGCGACAATATTCGAGACAAGTTATCCGATCCGTGCAATCTCATCGCTTTCTGTTCTCGAACATAAGAAAGACGATCTTGCAGATAACATCGCCTCCGGGTGCATGATCGCCGTTTTCGGGTTCGTCGGCGTCGCGCTTATCATCCCCGGCGCGATTGGTATTCTTAGCAATTTTTCAAAATCCGGAGGTAATCCGCCGCCCTTTGGCATGGTTAGTGCCATTACCATCTTTCTTATCGGGGCTGTATTCATTTTCCTGGCCAGAGGAGCCAACCGCAAAAGAGCGGCAATGGCCCCGCCGCCTTCGGATTTTTCATTGATGATTGTTACCGCCGCCGGCGAACGCGCTGCGATGCGTTCCAAGGATGACGAATACATCGCTCATGTCCGCACATGCATCGAAAAGGCCATCCAGCTCCAATAGCCGTGTTTCCAACTCGCTCCTATAAACCAGCGCTCTATGGAGCGCCGGGTTCATGATCCCCAAAACCTCGCCGCGCGAGGGCTTCGCACCAAAGATCCGGATCGCTCAAAAAACCGCGAAATTGAAGTCACGCCTGAGATGATTGGGGCGGGGATTGCTCGGTGGGAACGTTGGACGGATTCTGATTCCCATTACGTAGGAGATCTCGCAAAATAGATATATCTTCAGATGGCAGAAGCGAAGAAAGACTATCATCAACATTGAGAACGTCTTGCATGCGCAATGCTAAATCTGCCATGTCTAAGAATAATTCCTCTATTTTATCATTTGTAAAAAACATCTTTCTTTCTTTTCCCTTGTGTGTTCCAATTGCCTCGATCGCAATATTAGCTCGCGAAATACCATAAAGTTTATCAGGTTTTATTTTAACTACGGCGGTTATCCTCCCATGTAGAAGGACATTTCTTTTCCCGGCAATGTTAGCGCCATCTTGGAACATTTTTGTAAAAAAAGAAATTAATTCTGGATTGCCAGAAAAAAGAGTCGCAGTTTTATCTCTCATTTTGAGATTTCGTTTCTCAAATCCAAGTAAATTTGGATTCGAATACTCAGGGTCTGGACAACGTTTGAGAAGAGCGGCGACAAAATCATTTAGATCACGATCATATCGCCCCCACAATACTCCAATTTGAGCCAAGAATGGCGCAACTTCAGGCGGGATCGGTTCGGAAGTAGCACCTCTTTTGAATTTGCCCAGATTAATAGGCGGCCCTAGTTGAATATCCCATGTCTGTTTGCCATCACCTGATAAATGACCAAAATCGCGGATGATGGTTGCTGCATGCTGTAATTGTCCAATTGTAGCCACTAACAACTCATTCGATAGCAATACTGACCCCATTGTGATTGGCGTTTCAGGAGCTAGGCGCCCGATGAACTGAACTGTTGCATTATGTTGGAGATAATTAGGAATAGCTCTTACGGCATCAGGAGCAAAAGCTGCTGGCTGATTATGATCATTAGACGGAACGAAGCCGTTTTTCGTTGCAAAATTTAGAGCCTGATGCGCTAGCGTAAGAAAGCATTGGGAAATACCGTCCAGCTGTCCGTATGGTGCTTTAATTTTCAATGTTCGCCCAGCTTCATCCGCGAGCGTGACCTCGATAATAGCCGAACGGGCTTTCTTGTCTAAGACTACATTGCCGCCTACAATATGGTGCACCATAAAGTCAGAAGTTGTCATGAAGGTAACCCTCAAATGGGGTGCCAAAGCGAAGAGTTTCCTCCAGACGAAATCGCACGCCGCCGCGATCCGCCGCGCTTTGAACACGCCGCCTAAGCCGCGGAAAGAACCAGTCGGGACAAGCGAGCATGCTTAAGCGCAGCGGAAGAGTCGAGTCAGAAAATCTGGTCGATCCAAGCAAGATAAAACCTGAGCACTTTTAGTTCGCGCCAAGCCGCCATGGCGCACCGCATTCGCGAAGCTATTCGTCGCGAATTTCAGCAATTGGGACGGCTCCGGCCATGTAGTGCTAAGCCCGATCCGAGAGCAGGACGCCCCGAGGAGATCGCTCGAAGGGCGCTAAACCGCCTCAATCCGCTTTATGCAGCGAGAAAGCCGCGACCGTGACGCTGGTTGCGGAAGAATAGGTAAAATTCACGTGGCCGAGGCCGTCCACATAATCGCGCGGGAATGGGCCGAACATGGCGTCGCCGCTTGCCGGGACGGTGCCGCCGAGCGAAGGCACCGTGAAGGATCCAACGCCGGAGAGCTTTTCGGTCGTCGTCGCGGGCGGGATCGTCACCGTGATGGGCGAGACGCCGGCATTCTTGACATGAAGAAAGGTGCGCTCACCGGTGTCGGACGGAAAGGAATCGCCGCCCGTCGATGCCGCCGCATAGGATGTCGCGAGACCCGCGCCAGTGATGTTCTGAACAGTCAAGACCGCCATTTTGAAAGTCCTTTCTCAAGATCTGCCGCTCGCCATTTCAGCGGCGAGATCGGCGAAAAATTCATCGTCGGACGGGGCCTCGGCCTCATCCTTCACGCCGCGGCTCTTGGCAAAGCCGCGCAGCATGGCCTCGAATTCGGCGAGCGTCAGTTGATCGATGTCTCGCGGGCTGAGCCGCAGGGCGCCCCCGGCTTCGTAGAATCGGGAGAGGTCGCCGGGTCGCCGATCCCCTCCCTCTCCAGATTTCCCGCCGGTTTTCCCGGCGAGATGCCTTCGAACAAGGCTTTGAGAATATCCGCCGCGAGCTGGACATTCTCATTGATCGGCCGGCCATCGACGGAAAACAGGAGCATGGCTTGCGCCTCCGCCGGCGTGATGCCGCCGCCTATGAGACCGAGACGGATCGTCTCGCGGATGTCGTCGATCCTGAATTGGAGCATGGCGACGCGCGTATAGATCGCGGCGATCCCGATCCCGCAAATCCGTTCGAGCTCGCGCATCTCGCCGAGCCGCATCTCGAATTTGCAATCGCGCCCGGCGAAGCTGCGATAGACAGCCGTCGAAAGAACTTCCGCGCTCATTGGGCAGCCGGTGTCCAGATGAGCTTGCCCTGGCCCTTGAGCGAGGAATCGAAAGTCGTGAGGCCATTCTCCGATTTCGACATGGTCAGGGTTTCGAGAAAGGCCAGACCCTGAAAGATGCCGCCGCCGTTCGAGGACGGCTGATCGACAAACAATTGCCAATTGCGGGGATTGGCCGAGAGAAGATCGCCGCGCAGGATCTGATAGCGCCTGGCGTCGCATTTGCCCGAGAAAGTAATATCCCAGGTGATGCCCTTCGGGACGCTGACGCGCTCCGGAAGCGAATTCGGATCGTCGCAATCGAGCAGCATCGAATCGTCGAATTCGAGTTTCTCATCGAGCTTTTGCGTCGTCGCGGTGCAGACGAAAGCGAAGTTCTCCGGCGCGCCGCCATCGCCGCGCAAGAGCCGGAAGCGATAACCGGGTAGCAGATTCGGTTGCGACATGGATCAATCCCTATGACAATTGTTATAAGATCGGCCCGCTGAAAGGCTCGTCGCGATAAATGACGCAGGTGAAATCCTGAAAGGCGGTTTTGGGCGTCAGCGGATCGACCACGTCGCCGCTTCCAGCCGCCCGCAATTGGCTTTGCATGGAAAAGCCATCGGCGAGATCGAGGGTCACGCCATCAAACGCGGCATCGACCGCGTTGATGATCTCCCAGGCTTCCTTGCGGCCAAATCCGGTTGAGGCGGCATAGATCCGCACGCGGACGTTCCAGGCGCGATAGCCCACATCCTCGAAACGGTCGCCGGAAATCGGCCCGATAAAGACCCAAGGGGCCGTCGCATCGTCCGGCATCGCGCGCCTGTCGCCCGGAACCTCGTCATAAACCTTGGCGCCGACGAGCGCGGCGACGCCGCTATCGGCCTTCAGCGCATCGCGCAAGGCATCGACCAGAGCGCCCGCAAAGGAGGTCATCTGGCCTCCTCGGCGGCGAGGCCTGCGAGAACGCTTTCCATTTCGACACCGCGCTTTTCGAGCGCGTCATCGGCAGCCGGAAAGAAGAAGGGTTCAGGCTCGATGCTCGTCTCTCCCCGGCTGCTTTTGCGCGGCTTTTTCGGGGCCTTCGCCCGGAAGGGGTTCACGGAAGCGGCGTCAGCGGAAAAATAGCTTTCATCCGCGACGATCGGATTTGCGAGCGTATGCGCGATGTTGTGCCCGAATTCGACATAGCGCGCATAATCGTCCTCTTGGCCGCGCGGGCTGATGGCAGAGGCCTCGAAGATAAATTCGTCATCCTCGATCCGGCCGGTAATGCCATTCAGGAGCCGCCCGGTATCGACGGGCACGAGCGATTTCGCCTCGGCGACCATTTCGTCGAGCGCATCCGTATTTGCCTTGCGCGACTTCAAATAGAGTTTCGGCGCGAGTTTCACCAAGGCGTCGATGACGTCGGGCAGGCCGATGACGCCCGTCGCTGAGCCGATCTGATAAAGGTTGAAGCCCGCGCGGGCGATGGAGAAGAGCGGCAGCGACATTCAACCCCCAATCTCTCTTCTCAGCAGAATTTCGATATAGCCGCCGCGTCGGTCCGGCTGGCTCACGTTGACGATCGCGAATTCATCGCCGCGAACAGAGGCGCGATCGACGGCGGTAATGGTGCGCGTATCGCTATCGTCGCGCAGGCGGATCACCATGTTGATCGCGCTTTGATCCAACCCGGCCTGGACGATCTCCTGGCCGGAGGTTTGCCGGATCGAAGCCCAGCGCGAGAAGGCGGGCGAAAAGGCCCCGCGCACATCGGTTGGATCGACCGGGCGGCGCAGGATCGTGATTTGGAAGCTCTGCGACGAGAAATTCATGCTCTCAAACCACGGTTCGCACGCGATAGGGCTGCAACATCATGTCTATGCCGCGCGGGATCGCATATTGCATCGCGGGCCCGATATCGGCGCGATTGTCGAAGAGCTGGCCGACGATCATCATGATCGCGATCTGGATGGCGTTCGGGACCGTCGCATAACCGGCTTCGAACGTGATGGTCGCCGAGCCGAGATCGCCGCGGATCTGCGGCCAGCTTTGGCCATAGGCCAATGCGACCTCGCCAAACCCTTCCGACGAGATGTTGACCTTGTAGAGCGAGGGATCGACCGTCCCCGGCGTGCCGGTTGGATCGATGATCGCGATCGATGTGACCTCGACCAGCGGCGGCTTTGGCAGCTCGATGCGATCCGGCAGGTAATCGAGATCGAGCGCGTAAGTCACCGGCAGAATGGCCTGCCCGAGATAGGCAAGCGATTGTGTCGCCGCATCGATGTAGGCGCTGATCAGCGCGTCCGAGTCCGTATCTTCGACCCTGATATGCGCCTTGGTCTGGGTGAGCGTCACGGCCTGCACGGACGGCGGCGTGACGATCCGCAAGCGGGCGTGAACCCGTCGCCGCCAGCCGTCATAGCCGATCGCCGTCCACCATCCGTCCATGCGTCACCGTTTTCTCACGTAATTGCGGGCTATCGTCCGATGCGGCAGCGGGGCCTCTTCGGTCGCGCCAGGCGCTTCCGGTTCCTCTGGCGCGTCCGTTTCTTCCGGCACCAATTCCCATGGCGGATCGGTGCTTGGCGCGGCTTGATCCTCGAGGATCCAT